AGTTAACTATCTACGTCCTGCGAAGGGTGTGTCTTGGAATGACATTCAGCGTTTCATTGACTTCCCATCTCAAGTAGGTGGTGGTGACGCATAAGATTTAATGCGTTTATTAAAGGCCGGGCATATCGCTCGGCTTTTTTTATTTGCACTAAAAGTGTGGGTTGTTATTCTATTTATATAGCTAATAATTAATTAAATGTTATACAGATACAAAGAAACAGGTGCAATCGTCGAGAAGGTTTCTCATCATGGTGACGGAATTGTCATGTGTACAGATGCACAGGATGAAGTCTTATATATAGAAGAAAAAGATCTGATTCCACATCTGGAAGCAACAACAGAAAAAGTCAAGACAGAAGAGCGTCTTACTGAACAGTTGAAACAGGAAGGTGTCAATCCTCCAAAACCTACAAAGAAAGAAATTTTTCCTGTAGATGTCAGAGTTAACATTAATACTGCTAGTGCTAGACAGCTTGCCGATGCGTTGCCTGGTGTAGGATTAAAGACAGCCAGGGAGATAAAAGATTTACAATCTTCCATGTTAGGTGAAAAGTTCATTAAGTTAGAACAGCTTAGAGCTATCAAGCGTATTGACTGGGATGAACTAATAAAAGATAATCTTATTCGTGTTGAGTAATGCAACTTGATGAATTTATTAAATCAAAATGTAAATGGCATTTGGGATATAATCAAACATCTATACCAGCCGGTGACTTAGCCAGATTAGAAGAAGCCTTGAATAATGTTCAAGATTCTTTTTGGGTAAGTAAAATAATTGAACAGGTGGGAAGATGTGATGAAGCAGAGAAAAGAACAGATATGACAGGAATTCTAAATAACAATATTACACCTGCTGGAAGACGTGAAAACATAGCTGGTGACGTAGATAGAACCATCAGCACAACTGATTATACTGACACTCTCAAAACATGGACTGGTATATACTTATATGAGACAGATCGATTAGCTCAACATCTTTACGTACCTAATTATCGTAACCCTGAACAAGCTAGATATCGATTCAATCGTGAGGGTGCTGAATTCATACAGGCACTCCCTGGACCAGCTGATGTTGCAGTTGGAACCAGACTTATGTTTGCTACAGAACTTAGATAGTATTTATCATTATGGCTAAAGAAAAAAAGATGCCACCTCAGCTTCTTGAGTATTTTAAAAATAAAAATAAAAAGAAAGAAGATGGCAGTGGCGAAGAAATGTCTGACAAAGAAAAGCGTAAAGAAGCTCTAGAAAAAGCTAGAGAAGCTAAAAAGAAAAAAGAAGACAAATAGTACTCACGCTAAAATAAATCTAAAAGAAGGACAGTAAATTGGCATCTACCTCAACAAATAAACAACCTATGATGTTGGATAGACCAGCATCTAATAGCACTCTTGTAAGAACACAGACAGGACAATTATTCTCCACCAGTTTATTACCAACATCAATTGGTAATGTGACTAAAGTATTTGATGTTGATCAAACATTGACAGATACTCAGATCAGTGGTGCATATATAGATGAAATATTTATAAGATATACAAAAGATGTCAGTAGGGTTATCGACTCTGTGACAGCAACTGCAGGTACTTATACCAGAGCTGCTGCAGTATTAACTGTTACTGTGACTAATCATAATTTTAAAGTAGGACAGAAATTATTCTTTGATGTACAGAGTGGTGGAGCACCAACTGAAGAGGTGACAGTCACAGCTGTGACCGGTGTTAATACCTTTACGGCAAACTCTTCTGCATCTGGAACAATAACTTCTAGTAATGTAAATATTCAGAAACCTGTTGATTTTGTATTTTATCTAACAAGTGTGACTACGGTAACAGGTACATCACAGTTCTTACCTTTATTTGTAGCCAATGTTGAATCTGTTCCTGCAGATCAGAATTTTAGTTTAACTGAGAAATTAATACTTCCACTTATAAATTCACCAGTGCCTCATGCAGGAGGTAATTTTAACAGTGCTACAAGTACACTTGCTCCTAAATTAAGAGGGCTGATGTTACCTCGTGGATCAGCTTTACATGTAGGTGTAAGTGGTACAGGATCTCTCACTAATGGCTTCTATGTAAATATTCAAGGTGGATATTACTAAATGGAAAATAAATTCAGAGAGATAGCATCATCTAATCAAGGTTTTCCAATTGTTAATCAATTTTTAGATGAAGCAGGTGTTAAAGATGCTGCAGTAGATTTTGCAAAGAATTTTGTAAAGGACAGATTTAATAAAAGAAAAGAGAATATGAATGAAACAGAAAATAATACTGAAACAAAAACTCAGAATTTTATAAATACAATGGGTCAGGCGAAAGCAAAAACTCAAAATTTTATAAATGCAATTAATCAGGCAGGAATAACAGCAGATCTTTCAGGTGTAGGATTTGAAAAAACATTTGGTGATAAAAATCAGGGAATAAATACCACTGTTTATGGTAGACAGAATTTTGGAAGACCTACAGAATATGGTGCAAAAGTAGGTTTTAATTATACGTTTTAGGTAGATGCCAAGAAGAAGATCTGGTTTTGGTACTTCTTTTGATAATTCTTTTAAAGGTTTCTCTGATGCTGTATTAAAAAAAGAGAAATCAAATCAGGGAGATTATACTGATATACCTTATCAGTTTGTTCCTCTAGGTCGTCAGGATGATTACAGTGAAGTTAGATTCTATGACTTTGATAGCACATGGTGCAGATGGAGAAGAGGATATGAACTTTATGTTATAACTCAACAGTATTTAGGATCATCTGCTACAGGCAGAAATACAAGAGGGGATTTTAGAATGTTCTTTACATTCCAATTCTTCCCAGGTCTTTTTGTACCTGTAAGAATATTTACTTTCCCCAGTGCAGGTAATGAAGAAGGAGAGCATACAGTTGGTATACGTGATGCTAATAGTCTTAACCTTTATGATCTTGGTTTACCTATTGATTCTGTTAGATATGTCACTGCAGCAAAAGCAGGAACATATGACAAGGCTGGGACTACTGTTACTGTCACCTTGGTGGGACATGGATTACGTGTAGGAGAAAGTGCCTTCCTTGATTACACATCAGGAACTGCAGTTGATGAAACCTTAACCATAACCTCTGCAACTGAAGATACTTTTACATGTACGAGTGCAGCTTCAGTAACAACAGCTGGAACTGTAAATGTTAGACAGGAATTTGCAGATACAGCAGAGGGTTTTGCTGATACCAGATGGACAGAGCAAAGAGTAAAGATAAGAAGTATGCCAACACCAGTTACTTTATTAGCTGGAGAAAGACTTGTTGACCGTGTAATAGAAAGAGATCCAGGGATCGGTGGAACATATTCTCAATCAGGTAATACGATAACTGTCACTTGTGGATCAGCTCATGGATTATCTACAGGTAATCAAGTATTTTTGCAGATATCGACAGGTACTGCACGAATAGGATTATATAAAGTCATAGTTACAAGCACTACACAATTTACAGTAGAGTCGATTGCAAGTGTAACAACCAGTGGCAATGTAAATGTAATTAGAAGAATAAAAGGATTTGACTTTAATAATTATGTAGGTAATACAGTCACCGGAGTTGATTTAGCTACTGAAGAAATATTATTCAAACGTGATGAGAGTTATGGTGTTCAGTTTGTTGATAATAAAGCAAAGACAGTGGTTCCTGCACCTAGAGGTTTTCTTGCATCACAAAATAGATTTCTTACTACAGAAGTTAGATATCAATGTAACTGCCCAGACTTTATGCGTCGCAGAAAATTTAACTTATATAAAGATAATACTGATGCCAGATTTCCTAACACAGGTATTGAAAGTGTTATTCCAGGTACAAGACAAGATAGAGAAGGAAATGTAATTAACACTAGAGATAATATTGGAGTACATAATGATTTTGGATATGCTCCGACATCTAACTTTTATCAAATACCTGAATACAATGATGATCTAGAGGCATCGCTTCCAGGTCTTTTATATTATCAGACACGTTGGTGTAAACATATCTATGCTGCATTATGGTCTATGAAACATGATGAAGGTAATGATAGATTCTCTTTTGAAGGAAGATATCAACAGAGTGGACCTAATGTAACAATAACTATCACCAATCATGGCTTGCTTTCTAATAAACGAATAAGCATTGATTTTACTAGTGGTGATTTATTAGATGGACAATATATAGTAAACTCTGTTCCAGATGAAAATACAATTGTAATTGTTTATCCATTCTCTGGAACAACACAGGGAGATTGCACTGTCAGTAATTTAAAAATACATGAGTATGTTGATACTTGGTTGCTTGAACCTAATGATCAACCAGCTGGTAATGCTTTAGATAAATTCTATAAAAATTTTGAGAAAGAACAAGATAGAACTAAAAAAGCAGCTGAACGTATGGCACTTTTAGGTTATGGATTACCCTGGACAGGAAATAAAGATGTCGAATTTGGACAAAAGAATGCACCTGAAGAAGTAGCCCAGTTTGATCCTACTCTTGTAACTATGAAACTTACAGATACCATCAGACGTGACAATGGTGAATTAAGTCGTGATGGTCAGATATTAAATAATGCAGCTACCACATTAATGTCCATGCAGAAAGTTCTTAATTTAGATTTTGATTTGATAGAGGATGTACGTATTGGTTTAGTTAATCAACCACTCACTGACTTTACTCCGGACTTTCAGTTTGGAGAAGTTGAAGGAGGTACATACTTAAATGGAGAAAGAATAACAGGTGCAGGTATAAGTTCTATGGATTGCTCAACTTATAATCCAGGTGTGGAGCAAACCATAAATGTAGACGCAGGACTCTATATAAATTAGATATGACCATACAGATTCAAACCAGAAGATCAAGTCTATTAAATGACAGACCAGTACCAACTCGAATAGCAGCTGGTGAACTCTGCGTGAATATAAATTCTGGAGATCCCGGATTATTCTTTGCAGATAATGTTGCTTCTCCAAGCACAGGTTTAATTAAAGTTGGTCCTATTCATGTAGGATCTACTCAACCTAATAATGCACCTACAGGATTTAACAGTTTTTCAAAAGGTGAATCATGGCTTGATACATCAAGTACAGAATTATTCAGAGTTCATGATGGAACTAATTGGCAGTATGCTAAAGCAATAGCTTCTGTAACTAATACAGGTTTCCCATCTAATCCTGTAAATGGTCAGTTACATTTCATAGAGTCAACAACTACTCTGCATATTTATAGAACTAGCATCGGTGGATGGACTGCGATAACTTAAAAGAGAAATGTGATTGCGGACATTGCATGAATATAAAAGAACAAATTAAACAAGCAGGAAAACAATGGGATGAAAAAAATAAATCAAAAAAAGACACTTGGTTTAAAGGAAGTAGAGATAGAGGATTGCGATAAAAAACTAATCAAGCTTAATCTCAAAGCAGAGAAATGTAAGACACGTAAGAAAGCTATAAAAATACTTTCTAAAGTTAAGTAAGTATCCTTTCTACTTCATTAAAATTAAGAGTATTTGTGGAAAAACATATTGCTTTTCGATTTATCTCCTGATCATCTAAAGGAATTACACTATGTACTTTGCTTACATTTAATATGTAGATATCTCCGGGTTTTGCAATAAAAGAATCTGTCTCAATTAAATCATCTGGATCATATACATAACCATCAGTCTGATTATCTATTTGATAAGGTTTAGCATTATCCTTTATTTCATAAAACTGAGTTGCACAATTATTTGTTTCAACATAAAAATTTATAACTGCATTAACTCCGCTGTCAGAATGTGGAAGAATATAAGAATTAGCTTCTAGAAATAATATATAAAAATCTGACTGATATTCTTTTGGTATAAAATCTATCTGATTATTTATTTTTAGATTGCTATACCACAAACCATTGAATTTATTATCTATATCAACCCCATACTCTAACTCTTTTTCACCAACTTGATAAGAAGGTGTATCTATCTTTAAATCTAATTTTCTAAAGTACATTTACTTAGAGTTCTGTTTAATCATTAGTTCTAATATTCTATCCAGTTTCTGATGAACTATATCCATCTCACGGATAAAATCTTGTTTCAGAACATATCCACGTACCATGTCATCCTCCACGCGATTGATCTCATCTTGCAACTTGTTAAATCTTCTCTGAATTTTATCATTAAATCCATTTAAAGATTTTATAACACCAGTGAAAGCTGCTAATCCACTGGTCACAGCAATGGCAATAACTTCTGGGTCCATTAAATCTTTTGTCTTTCTTTACTTCTATTCTAAAGGATTTAACAACTTAGAATAGTCTCATATAAAACTTAAGATTAAATGGCACAAGGAGAACCTAATGTAGAGGGTGCGATAAAAGTTCTTGTAGATCTGTTGACTGCTAATGGATTTACAACGACTCGTTCACCTTATGAAAATAATTTCCGTGGTTTAGTTGATGCATTAATAGATTTAAAAGAAGGGTTTCCTACTTTTGCTCCACTGCAGGTTGGATTCAATGCAACTGCATTTCAAGATGTTACAGATGGAGATGCTTTATTTATGCGTACTTCTGATGGACAGGTGGGTAAAGCAAGTGCAGCAGATGGGACATCAGAAGAAGCAACTGTAGTAGGTTTTGCTAATGCAACTGTTAGTGCTAATAGCACTGTAAAGGTAGTTGTTGTGGGTCTTAAAACTTTAAGTTCTTTAAATGCAGGAGATCTATTCTTCTTATCAGATTCGACTGCTGGTGGAATTACTACAACTCCTCCTTCAGGAGCAGGGAAAGCAGTGACTCGTGTAGGGGAGGCATCTACTACTACTGATTTCGCGATACATATTGATGCTCCAGTACTTTTAAGATAATGGCTGATGTAACAGATTTACAACCATATTCTGCTAATGAGAAAGGATTAGTAGATGTTTTGGTTGATTTTAAAGAGACCATGCCTAATCCTATTGTTTTTAAAGTTGTAGGATATCAGGCTGTTGCCTTTGAAAATGTCACTCAAGGAGATGCTTTATATTCCAGAGCTTCCGATGGAAAGGTAGGTAAGGCAAGAGCAAACGGTACTTTAGATGAAGCAACTGTTGCAGGATTTGCAGAAACTACAAAATCTGCAGGACAATCGGTTCGTGCGATAGTTTCAGGTCAGGTGGCTTCATCACAGACATTAGATGCTGGAGATATATTCTTTTTATCTAACACAACACCAGGGCAAGTTATTAAAAATCCTCCAACAACTGCAGGTCATTTCATAACTTTAGTAGGTGAAGCAGCAAATACAAACGAATTAATTGTACGAATAAAGCGTCCTATTGCTCTTGGCTAAAATTGTTAAAGATAAAATAGAAGAATAATAAAAGTTTTTTATTAGATAAGGAACTAACAGTAGTAATTAAAAGATGGCAACTCGTAAGGCGATTACGCTGGTAAGTGGTTTATTCCAGGAAGTAAACACTCCTACGGATAAATTAGACTTTGCTGGTAATACTACAGCCGACCTTGGAGAGAATACAAATTTATACTTTACAAATGCTAGAGCCAGAGGAGCTGTTTCGGTAACTGATTCCGGAGGTTTTGGAAGTCTTGCATACAATAGTTCAACTGGAGTAATAACTTATACAGGTCCAGCTAATTCAGATGTAAGAGGAACATTAAGTGTAGCTTCTGGAAATGGGTTGACTTATAACGCATCCACAGGTGAGTTTGGAACTAATGCAATACCTAATTCTCAATTAGCAAATAGTTCCGTAACTATTGGAGGAACTGCGATCTCTCTAGGAGGCACAGAAACAAATATTGGAGGATTAGATGTTTTTTCTGCTACCAAGATTAGTTCATTTGTTGAGGGTCAAACAAACAGCATTACTTTAGCAAGTGGAAATATTACATTTGAAGGATCTACAGCTAATAATTTTGAAACATCTTTAACTGTCACTGATCCTACAGCTGATAGAACAATTACATTTCCAGATGAAACAGGAACTGTATTAACAAGTGCATCTTCAATCAGTAACAGTAATTTAGCTAATAGTTCATTTCTTATCGGTAGTACCACAGTTTCTCTAGGAGGAGGTGCAACACAATTCCACGGTTTTAGTTCTATACAGTCCACCAAAATAGTTTCTGGTTCAGGTTCACTCGATAGTGCTAATTCCATAACACTTGAAAGTGGAAATATTACATTTGAAGGATCTACGGCTGATGCAAATGAGATAATACTTACAGCAGCCGATGCTTCCGGTTCAGATAAAACAATAACTTTACCAAATGCCACAGGTACAGTTGCATTGTTAAGTACACTAAGTGTTGCCTCTGGATCAGGACTAACTTACAATTCGGGTACAGGAGAGTTTAGTACTAATGCTATCCCTAACTCAAAACTGGCTAATAGTTCTATTACTATTGGGGGCACTGGCGTTGCCCTGGGTGGTAGTATTACGACATTTTCTGGTTTATCTTCCATAACATCTGATGCTGTAGTAACTAAAACTGGTGGTTTTAGAGTAATAGACAGTACAGATAACACAAAACAAGTTGCTTTCGATGCTTCCGCTGTTTCTGGAAGCACAACTAGAACACTAGCTGTTCCTAATGCTAGTGATACTTTAGTTGTCTTAGCAGCAGCTCAGACATTAACAAATAAAACCATTGCTTTAGGAAGTAACACAATCACTGGAGCATTAGCCAACGGTATAACAGCAACAACTCAATCTGCTAGTGATAACTCAACCAAGGTGGCAACAACAGCCTATGTAGATAATCAAGTGACGGCAGGAGCTGTAAATGAGTTTGGAGATAATGTTTTCAGAGTAAAAGATAATTCAGATGCTTCTAAAAAATTAGCATTTGAATGTTCTGGTATTTCGGGTAGTACAACTCGAACTATGACTGTCCCTAATACGGATGGAACAATAAGCACTGAAAGTTTTGCTACTGCAATAGCAGTGGCTTTAGGATAGTATTATGGCAACCCAAGTACAATTTAGAAGAGGAACAACAGGTCAGCACACTGCTTTTACAGGAGCAGTTGGTGAAGTAACTGTAGATACGGAAAAGAAAACAGTCTGCATACATGATGCAAGCACAGCAGGTGGTTTTCCTTTATTAAAAGAAAGTGGTGAAAACTCCGCATTAGCACTAGGATCATTGTCTAGTTGTGCTCTTAAATTTGCAGGTGATATTGACACAGGGATAATGAGCACTGGACCAGACCAGATACAGCTAGTTACTGGTGGAGTTGCAAGGCTTACAATAGATTCAACAGGTGCAGTTTCAATTCCAAATAATGTAACAGTGACTAATCTCACTGTAACTGGAACTTCAGTCATTCAAGATCAACTCGCTCTCATACTTGCTTTAGGATAATATGGCAAATACCTTTAAAATAGATACTAAATCTTCGGTTAGTAATGCCGGCACAGGCAGCTCTTCAACTAATGTTCTTACTGCAGGAGGTTCCGCAACATTAGTTCTATTAAGTTGTCTTATATCGAATAAAACAGGATCTAGTGCAAACGTGGATGTATTTTTAGTAACAAACTCAGGAGATGACGTTTTCTTAATTAAAAATGCACCAGTTCCTGCAGGATCATCATTGGAAATAATCAGCGGATCAAAAATAATAATGGAGTCAAGTGATGTTCTGCGGATAAATGCAGGAACAGCCAGTGCATTAGATGCAGCTGTCAGCTACCTAGAACAGACTTAAGGAGGTATAACAAATGGCTCTTAATCAAGTTGGATTAGAAAGACTAGGAACTCAAGTATCTAAAAAGATTGGTGCGAGTAAAAATTTAATAATTAACGGTGCGATGCAATGTGCCCAATATGGAACGTCATCAACAACTAATGGTTATGGAAGTGTAGATAGATTTAAAATTCTTTCTGATAATACAAATGAACTACCTACTCATGCACAAGTAGACTTAACAAGTAGTGATACTGGTCCATACGAAGAAGGATTTAGAAAAGCACTTAAAATTACAAATGGAAATCAAACAAGTGGTGCTGGTACTGATGACTTTATCAAAGCACAACAAGATATAGAAGGTCAGAATATAGTTAATAGTGGTTGGAATGCTACAGATCCTAACAGTAAACTAACATTTTCTTACTGGGTCAAATCAAGTGTTGCTCAAACTTTTTTTGGAAGATTTAGAGCATTTGCTTCTACTCAATATGAATATACATATAGTTTTGCTTTAAGTGCTAACACTTGGACAAAAGTTACAGAAACTGTTCCCGGTAATTCTAATTTTTCTTCAATACCAAGTACAAACGCACAAGGATTTTTTCACATTTGGCAATGCTTTTTTGGAACTGATTTCACTAATAATAAAACTTTGGATGAATGGGCAGTTAAAGACAATGCAAATAAATCTCCAGATATGACATCAACATGGTACACAACAAATGATGCAACATTTGAAATCACAGGAGTTCAATTAGAAGTAGGCAGCGTGGCAACAGATTTCGAATTTAGATCGTTTGCAGAAGAGCTTGCTTTATGTCAGAGATATTATTATAAACAAAGTGCAAATGATAATCAATTTTTTAGAGGTATGGGTATGGCAGATACTGATGGTAATAGTATTGAATTAAATTCTCCTTTTCCCGTGACTATGAGAGTTGCACCTTCAGCATTAGAACAGACGGGAAATGCAAGTGATTATAAAATAAGAAGATCAACTACTGCGACTTGCACATCTGTACCATCTTTTGGACATGCTACAAAAGATCAACTTCAATGTCGCTTTACAAAATCAAGTCATGGGTTTGGAGATGGGTCTGCTGTAAGATGCGGAAGTGCTACTGCTGGGGCTTTTATAGCCGTTAGTGCTGAACTATAGGAGTTTTTATGAAGTACAAATTGTTAAGAACAGATGATCTTACAAATAAAAAAATTTATAAAAAAATAGAAGATGATGGTAAATCTTATTCTTCTTGTAGCGAAGATAATCCAGATTTTAAAGAGTGGATAGCAGAAGGGAACACACCTGAAGATGCTGATGCCATAGATGGTTGGGCTGTAATTAGAACTAAAAGAGATCAAATATTAAGAGATACAGACTGGACAATGACAACTGGAGCCACTGTAGATCAAGCTCAGTGGGCTGCATATAGACAAAATATAAGAGATATTCCTCAGACTTATAAAGATAAAACTCCTGATGATGTTGTTTGGCCTACACAACCATCAACAGCTGGTCCTAATACATGAGTTAGAAGATTACTCCCTGTAAAATAAGAACAGAAAAAGAATATAGTAATTAAATAGTCATGCCATATATTGGAAATGACATTAGGTCAAATGTAGATTACAAAACTATAGATGATATCTCAGGTAGTTTTAATGGTAGCACTACATCTTTTGCCTTACAGGTTGGAGGTGCTGCTCCAGTTCCTTTTCCCAAATACGAGACACAGTTAATAATATCTGTCGGTGGTGTAGTCCAGGAACCAGATTCTTCTGGCTCGACAGGATTTAAACTATCAGGAACAAATATAGTTTTCAGTTCTGCTCCTGCAGCAGGAGAATCATTCTTTGGAGTGTTACTTGCTAGTGCAGATTATTTAAATGCAGGAGGAACATTTCCTGATGGCACGGTTTCAGTTCCCAGTATAACTTTTACCGAGGACACAGATACTGGATTCTTCAGAGTCAGTTCCGGACAGATAGGTATTGTAGCCAACGGAACAAAAGTTGCTCAGTTCCCATCATCTACAGGGAGTTCAGGCCAGCTCTTATCCACAAATGGAACGGGTGTACTCTCCTATGTTGATCCACCTGCTTCAGCAACTGGAGGTGGGTCTGACAAGGTTTTTTATGAGAACTCAACAACAGTAACAGCAAATTACACAATCGGAACTACATTTGGTGCTACAGCCAATGCCATGAGTGCAGGCCCTGTGACCATCAATTCGGGAGTTACCGTTACGGTACCTGCTGGTTCTACTTATACGGTGGTTTAAATTATGAGTCAACTTAAAGTCAACAGTATTATTCCCACAGCTGGTGTACCCTCTGGAGGAGCAGGAGGTGTTGTACAAACTATTTTTCAATCAACGACTTCTCAAGTTACTAACACAAGTGGGAGCGATGCTGATACTGGGGTGACAGCAACAATTACACCAAAAGTTTCAACTAGTAAGATACTTATAATTGCAAATCTTCAATGGGAATTGTTTAGAGAGTCAACTGAAATAGGAGGATCTTTTAGGTTATTAAGAGATAGTACTGTAATATCACAGCACGACGGTTGTGTTCATCAGGAAGCTGGTGCTACTGGTCAAAGTAGAGTTGTATCTGAGGGTGGATACACAATTCAAGTTTTTGATACTCCAGGTGATACAAATGCTCACACATACAAAGTTCAATTTCACACAGATGTAACAAATAACAATGCACACATGAGAGTTAGTAGAAATAATGCTCCTAGTTGCATAACACTACAAGAGGTATCAGCATGAAATTAGATCACGACGCTATTCTAAAAGCATATGCCGGCACAGTTGTTATTATAAATGATGATCTTGGTGCGTTTGATATAAATGGTGCATCTGTTAGTTTAGATCAAAATAAGATTGACAGTGCAAGAGCGAGTATAGATGCAAAAGCTGCTGCTAATAAATATAAAACAGATAGAACAACCGATGGCTCTACTACGTATAGTTCCATAGGTGATCAGCTGGACTTACTTTGGCATGCAATAGATGCTGACGCAGATTTAAAATCTAAGTTTAGTGCATTCTATAATTCTATTAAAGCCGTTAAAGACGCAAATCCAAAACCATGAGTACATTAGCAGTCGGCACAATTAAAAGTGTTTCTTCAGCAGCACCAGTATTTCAAAATACGAGTGGAGTCGAAAAAGGACAGCTTGCAAAAGCATGGATTACTATAAGTTCATCGACAACAATTCTTGATAGTTTTGGTGTTTCATCTTTAAGTGACAATGGGAATGGTGATTTTAACGTAACCTTCACTACAAATTTTTCAAATGATGACTACTGTGCTTCAACAATGGCTGCTACAGGTGATAATCTTGCTTTCTCTGGTGTTGATAGTAGTCAAGCTGTAAATACTTGTAGAGTTATTACTCGAACAGATAGGACATCAGGTAAAACGGACTTTACTATGGCTCATGCAATCTTTTTTGGAGATAACTAATGTCAACACTTAAAGTCAACAATATACAAACAGCTGGTGGTGGATCTAATTCTACACCAGAACAGATTGAACAAGGTAGAGCTAAAGTTTGGATAAATTTTGATATGAACGCTGACAGCATAACAGATAGTTTTGGAGTTAGTTCTATTACTGATGATGGAACTGGACTTTTTACCATTACTTATTCTTCTGCATTTTCTAATACAAATTATTGTATTTTATCTGGACAGGCTTCAAAAATTACAGATGATAGTGATAATCGGTATATTTCTAGAGTTCTAGATAGAGCTACAACAAATATGCAAGTAGAACACAATTTTATTGAGAATGGCACTAGTAATAGATTTGATTCAAGATTTATGTATTTCGCTATTCTGGCTTAATTACATTAAACTATAATAAAAGAAAAAACTTATGGCTAATTCAGACAAAAGATTTATCTATGCTAATGATGATGGTGGTATTTCTATTGTCATTCCAGCAGACAATTGTGGACTAAATTTAGAACAGATTAAAGCTAAAGATTGTCCTAGTGGAAAGACAGTTTATACTGTTGATAAGTCTGCAATTCCTACAGATAGGAGTTTCAGAAATGCTTGGACTTATTCGGAGTAAATTATGGGATTTGGAATTGACATGGCAAAAGCCAGAGAAATTCATAAAGATAAAATTAGAGAAGCAAGAACACCAAAACTTGCAGAACTTGATATTGAATTTCAAAAAGCATTAGAAACTTCAGCAGATACTTCAGCTATTGTTGCCAAAAAGAAAGCATTAAGAGATGCTCCTGCGGATTCTGGTATAGCTGCTGCTTCAGATACAGATGCTCTGAAAGCACAATGGAAAACAGATATTTTAGGCACTAGCCCATATTCATAATCACTGTACAATGAGGGTAAGAACTCATGAAAAATGTACAGACAAAGACCATCAAGATTTAATAAAGTTCTTATAGGTTCTATAGGAATACTATTTGGTGTATCACATATTGCATTAATACTTGAGAAGAGTAATCGACTACCAATAATTAATCTTCCTGTAGGACCTTACACTACTTACCAGGTGGATGCTTCTGAATTTGGATATAAGATTTCTTATATGGCTAATGATCCAAAGGTTCTAAATAGTGTAAGAACAAGTGAAACACCTAAAGGATTTTTTGGTAATAAGAAAGAAAAAATTGTGATCAGTAAAGAATTTACGATGAATGGAGAGATAATTAATTCAAATAACTCTGAA